CCAAAGAAAGGATCAGGTTTATCTAAGCTACCTAAAGCTGTACAGAAAAAGATACTGAAGAAGAAGTAATGGCACAACTGGGAATCAGAGATAAAGATTATCGACCTAATCAATACATCAACCCAATGTTAATCAGCCAAGGAAAGGAGCCTGCTATGGGTTATGGACCTTACAAAATATTTGATAAGAATAACCCAGAGCATCCTGACTACAAAGCTGACGAGGATGATGACGATGACATACAACTATCTTTACCGATAGACTATGTACACAATAGAACAGATCACGACCACACGCCTGATTTCCAGTTACCTGATGGTCGTGATTACTACCAACTTCCTAACCATGAGATGATGATACCTGTTGACCCTAGTGGTGAACCGATACCTGAGCTTATGAACGAAGACATGATGATAAGCATGGGAGGTCCAGAGCTAGGAGGTACAGGTAGAAAGCTCACACTGAGTGAGTATCGAGACGCTACTGACAATGCGTTTAGCAATCTTATGAACAGCGACATGACAGACAAAGACTTTGAAGATTATCTTGATCTCAAGAAAAGAGCTAGACGTCAAATGTTCGATGGAGTATAATGGCAGTAAAGAAAAAGAATGTCTCCCTAAGAATCGGCGTACACAAGAGCCGTAAGGGAGGTCTCACAGCAGCCGGTAGAAAAAAATACAATCGGGCTACCGGCTCCAACCTCAAGGCTCCACAGCCCGGAGGTGGTCCACGCAAACGCTCGTTCTGTGCTCGCTTTAGAGGCATGAAGGGTCCGATGAGAAAGAACGGCAAGCCTACACGTAAGGCTCTCGCCATGAGACGATGGAAATGCTAAATGGCACACAAAGGAAAAGGCTCCTGTAAAGGGGGCAAAAAAGGCGGTAAGAAATATGGCCGCTAAGAAAAAGAAAAAATGCGGATGCAAACACAATGGCAAAAAGAGGACTTTACGCTAACATACATGCCAAGAGAAAGCGGATTGCTGCTGGCTCTGGCGAGAAAATGAGGAAGCCGGGTTCTAAAGGTGCACCAACGGCTGCAAACTTTAGACGAGCTGCAAAGACCGCTAAACCTTATAAAAGAAAGAAAAAATGATTACCACCGATACGGATGGTAGAGAAAATATCTACCCAAACGAACCACCCATACAACTATTACCAAAACAAAAACTAATGTCACCAGAAGCAGAAAGATTTAATGGCTGGGCAGCAATGCTCGGTTTCGT